GGGCAGAGCCGCGATGGCTTGCCTTGAATGAGTTTGCGACCGTGGCATCTTTCCCGCCCACCTATAGGTGGGTTGATAAGCTAAGTGCAGTGCAAAGGATGGGCAACAGCGTGCCGCCCTTGTTCATGCGGAGCATCGCCGAACATCTCAGGATCGCTTGTCTGGACGTGGCGCGACACGCGGAATAAGCAACCTCATGGATAGCCAGACACCTTATGGATGGGTGATTGTGCAGTGTACAGCGACATCGAAACAGAGCAAACAACAGTGCAAAAAGGACGCGATACCGGGCCGCAGGGTTTGCCATATCCATGGGGGGAAGAGTTTAGCTGGCATTGTCGCGCCTGCGTATAAGGACGGCCGCTACTCGAAATATATTCCTGATCGGTTAAAGGTTCGGTATGAGGCGGCGCGGGAAGACAGTGCGATACTGGCGCTGCGCGATGATATCAGTTTGGTCGATGCGCGGCTTACGGACCTGTTAGGACGAGTCGATACTGGCGAATCAGGCGCGCTCTGGTCCAAACTCAAAGAGCAGCGCATTGCATTATCGGTAGCGCAGCGGACGGAAGATCGAAAGGGGCAGGCTGACGCAATCAACGCCATCCTTTCCCTTATCGACCAGGGCCATGCGGACTATCGGGCGTGGTCGGAACTCCAGGCAGCTCTAGAACAGCGCAAGCGCCTGGTCGAATCGGAACGCAAGCGCCTGGTCGAAATGCAGCAGATGATTACGGCGGCACAAGCGCAACTCCTCCTGCAATCGATGCTGGACAGTGTAAAAGAACATGTCAGAGATCGCGACATACTATCCGCCATCCAAACCACCTTTATTCAACTCACTGCGCACGATGATAGCGCAGTCGTTGACAATGGATGATTTGGCCGCCGCCCTCCCGTCCGGTGGGGGCGTGGCGCGCTATGCCGACGACGTAGCGGGCTTTATCCACGACTGCATTATCATCGATGATGCGCAGGACCAGGCGGGCGAGGCAGGCACGATGCCGTTTCACTTGTGGCCGGCACAGGTGGAGCTATTAGGCGCGATAGCAGATGAGCCGCGCTTGCTCATCCTCAAGGCCAGACAATTGGGCATCACCTGGCTGGTGTGCGCCTATGCGCTCTGGCTCTGTTTGCACCGCCCACAGCGTCTTGTGCTCACCTTCTCCATCGGGCAGAATGAAGCCAATGAGATGATGCGGCGGATGCACGCGATGTATTGGCGGTTGACACCGGAGATCCGCGCGGGCCTGCCCGCCGTCGCCAAGGACAACACCGAAGAGATGGTATGGTCGAATGGTAGCAGGATCGAGAGCTTGCCCAGCCGGAAGTCGGCCGGCTCAGGCTACACCGCCTCGCTCATCATTCTAGACGAGTTCGCCAAGAACGAGAACGCGGCGGCGCTCTACACCGCCGTCAAGCCCACGATCGATGGCGGTGGCAAGATGATTATCCTGAGTACGGCGAATGGGGCGGGCAACCTGTTCCACGACATGGTTGAAAAGGCACGCAAGGCACTCTCGCGCTTTGCCTTCCGTTTCCTGCCCTGGCAAGCACGGCCGGGCAGGGACGCGGCGTGGTATGCCCAGGTCGAAGCCGACGCCATTGATAGCTCTCTCATGAAGCAGGAGTACCCCGCGACGCCAGATGAGGCGTTCGAGGCAAGCGAGGTCGATGCCTTCCTGTCCAGCATCGCGCTGTGGGATGCGTGCGAAGAGAAGTTACCGCCGCTGGACGGGCACACGCCCTGCGTGCTGGCGCTCGATGCGGCGGAGAGCAATGACACCTTTGGCACCGTCATCGTCTCCAAACACCCGACCGACCCGACCCGCCTGGCCGCCCGCTATGCGCGGGGGTATGCGCCTATCCCTGGTTTGCCCCTCGACTTCGATGCGATTGAGCAGGACATCCGCGCGCTTGTCCAGCGTTACGCAATACAGCAGCTCGCCTATGACCCGATGCTCCTAGGCCAGATGATACGGCGCTTGACCACGGGCGCATGGCCCATCACGACGCCGTGTGAACCCTTCCCACAAGGCGCAGCCAGGCTGGAGAGTGACAAGGCGCTCTACGACCTTATCACGCAGCGCCAGATTGCGCATGATGGCAACGAGGACTTGCGGGCGCACGTGAAGAACGCCAATCGCAAGGTCGATACCGAGAGCAGGAAGCTCCGCATTATCAAGCGCGCGTATCCACTCAAGATCGACCTCTGCGTAGCCCTGTCGATGGCCTGTGCGCGGGCGGGCGTGCTCGATGTGGCGGGGGGCTTCTCCCTCCCCTATACCGAGCATGGAAGAGCCAAGAGGAGGGGGCGGTGAGACGACTAATAAGGCGTCTATGGCACGTTCTACGACCTCATCAGCATAGCATCTATGTCTGGTGTCAGGAGTGTCACGGATGGGGTGTCAACTTCCCCGATGATGCGGCGTGCGGCTCGTGTGGGTCGCACAGCACGATTGAGTATTATCCGACAGGACAACCATAATGCCATCCACCCCATCACCCGAAACCATCGCCCGCCTGTCCTCGCTTGCGGAAGAGGAGAGCGATTATCAGCGCAATATAATTAAAGCTAGGGATTTTCACGAAGGTAGGCAATTCGTTAAACTCACTGAGCGCCTGCGCGAGTTCCTTGGCGGCACGGATGTCGGCTCGCTTGACGATAGCGCCAGCGACGCCGATAGGTTGCGCGTCAACGTCACCCGCATCGTCACCACCGCCGTCACTGAGCGCTTGCTTGTCTCAGGCTTCGATAGTAACGAGCAGGGTATCGCTAAACCCATCACGGATGAGACGGGGGCGCCCAAGACCGACCCCCTGACCGGCGACCCCCTTACCGAGACGGTCAAGCCCGTCGCCGCCTATGCCTGGCAAATCTGGCAAGCGAACCGGATGGACGCCAAGCAGGCACGGGTGCATCTCGCGTGCTGCCGCGATAGCGAAGCCTTCGTGATTGTCGATTGGGATAACGTCGAGCAGCGCCCACGCTTCACGCCGCATGTCAGGTACGTTGACCAGAGCGTGACCACATCGACCTTTGCCGATGTCGGGGAGGGCTGCAAGGCGTTCTACCAGAACGACGACCCTGACCAGGAGCTGCTGTACGTTACGAAGCGCTGGGTAGAGGTGACGTGGCAGGGGATGACCCGGCAGCAGCGCCAGCGCTTGACGGTGTACTATCCCGACCGTATCGAGAAGTATAGCGGTTTTACGGCGTCGTGGCAGCCGGTCCAGGACGAGGGTGACGCGGGCTGGCCCATTCCGTGGCTCGATAGCGCGGGGCTTCCGCTTGGCATCCCCGTCGCGCACTTTCGCAGCAGCGCGGGGATGGAGGCGCGGGAGGCATGGCCGGCGCAGAACGCCATCAACTATCTGAGTGTGCTGGAATTGACGGCGGCGGATATGACGGCCTTCCGTATCCTCGTGGCGCTCGGCTGGGAGCCGGTCGATGCCAATGGCGACCCGCTGCCGATATCCCCTGGCACATGGGTCGGGACGACCAACAAGGATGGCAAGGTACAGGACATCCCGCCGGCCGATATTGGGCCTATCTCGAACTTGATAGAGGGGTGGGTGTCGCGTGCGGCGATGGTGACGGATACGCCCGTATCGCGGTTCATCTTTGGCAAACAGGTCGCCGCAGAGGGCACACAGAAGCAACAGGAAGGCCCGTTAGTCAACAAGGTGCGTGGGCGTCAGGGCGAGATCGGCAACGCTTGGGAAGATTGCATTAAGATTGCCCTCCGGCTCGCCAACACCTTCGGCAGCGCGGGCATGGACGACACGGCGCTTGTCTACGCGAAATGGGAACCCGCCGAGAGCCGAGACGAGGGCGCAGAACTTGACCAGGCTACCAAGAAGCAGAGCCTTGGCGTCCCGCAAGAGCAGATTTGGGCGGAGCTTGGCTACAGCCAGGAGAAGATTGCGCAGTGGAAGGCGAACGCGGAGGCCCGCCGCCAAGAAGAAATGGAACTCGCCGCCAAACAGCCGCCCGCGACGAACGGCAAAGCGCCTGCGTTTGGGAGGGGATGATGAACAAGTATGGAAGAGTTGACTGCCCGCGCTGTATGGGTGGTTGGAT